TCGGGGCGTTAAGGCTGATGACAATCTGGTGGCTGCGCTGTGCCTGAAATGCCATTACGAGATTGACCAAGGCAGAAAGTTAAGCAAGGAAGAACGCCAAGAATTGTGGAAACAAGCGCACATTGCCACGGTAAAAAAACTGTACATCCAAGGCTTATGGCCTGTTGACGTACCTATTCCAGCGTTTACAATTGAGCCGCAGTTGTCTTCTTTGCAGGGGCATTGACCCCTGCTTTTTTTGCCAAGACGCATGGAGATTGTCACTTTAAGCTGGTGAATTCAACCAGTCTCCAGCCGTGTTGGTGGAAAGCGGTTTAGCTCCGGTGGGAGTTTTTTGTTGTTGAATTGCGCCCAAATCCTGCTTTATGGAAGCCACTAACAACCTTTAAGGATGACCATGAAAAAAGACGTTGCCGACTTTATTTCCACGCTGTTTCACAGCTCAACGGTGACGCATTTCATGCACCTGAGCACCGATTCATACGCTGTACACAAGGCTTTGGGCAAATACTACCCTGCCATTGTTGACTTAGCTGACAATTACGCAGAGGCTTATTCTGGCTGTTACGAAAAGATCAAGGACTTTCCTGAGAACTTTCACAACGCCAAAGACCCTGTTAAGTACCTGACCAGCATCAAAACCTACATTGAAAAAAACCGCGAGGCTTTGCCAGACGATAGCCATTTGCAAAACATTGTGGATGAGATCGCTGCGCTGGTGGACAGCACAATCTATCTACTGTCATTCAAATGATCAGAATATTCGCTGGCTATGACCCTCGGGAGGCCATTGGCTACCATGTGTTCTGCCAGAGCCTGATTGAGCGCACCAGCGAGCCAGTCGCCATAACACCGCTACACGGTACACAGCGGGACGGCACAAACGCATTTACCTATCAGCGGTTTCTAGTCCCCTATTTCACCAAATTCACTGGCAGGGCGATATTTATGGATGCCAGCGATATGCTGATGCTGTCCAACATTGCTGACCTAAGCAAGCTGTTTGACCCGACCAAGGCGGTGCAGGTGGTCAAGCACGAATATCAGACCAAGCACCCAAGGAAATACATTGGCACACCGATGGAAGCGGCGAATCGGGACTATCCCCGAAAGAACTGGTCAAGTTTAATACTTTGGAATTGTGATCACCCAAGAAATAAGGTATTAACACCTGAGTTTGTGGATGACCACAGCGGCTCAGACTTGCACCGATTCGGTTGGTTGCCCGATTCACTTATCGGTGAGCTACCGAAAGAATGGAACGTACTGGTGGGCGAGCAAGACAACAAAAACGCCAAGATAGCGCATTACACGCTAGGCATTCCTGAGTTTGACCATTACCAAGATTGTGATTTCAGTAAGCAGTGGCACAATACTAAAAGCCGAATGATGAACGGCTTAATTAAAATGCGGGAGACGGTTGATGGCTGATTACCGTGACATGGCTGCGGCGCTGGGTGGTGGGTATGGACAAGATACCGGCCCGATTACGGCTGACACGTTGATCACGCTGAAAAACGGCAAGAAAGCCACGGCCGGCGACCTGCTTGGAATGCTGAAAGGGTTTAGCCAAGCGGTTGGCAGTAATCTGGAATCATTGGGTCGCGGAGGTTTATCAACATTTTTGGGTGCGCCTGTGGATACCGCAAACACGGTTAGGACACCTTACCCAATGGAAGTGTTTGGGGATGTGAACTACACGCCTGACAAACAGTTACCGGGCGGCTCGCGGGATATTTTGGGCATGATGCCTAGAGGAACGGCCACCAGACCAGAAACGGCGGGGATGGAGGAGCTGGGCGGGTACATGACACCAGCGACCGCTAAAGTGCTGAAACCTGCGGTAACAGGATATGCAAAATTGGCGGGGCAAGAAATTAGCAACAAGCTCACAGGCCAACCCACACGGTCATTGCTGGGAACAATTACGCCTGAGTCGCAATTTATTTATATGCCGACTAGACCAAAGATGCCGCCAGAAGTTGGCACAAGGTATCAAAGAACTGATTTAGGCGGTTTGGTAGCCCCGCAAGCATTTGACATACAAAAATACAAGGGCGCAAGCATAGGCACAATTCCTTGGGACAATTCAAGCCGAAACGTCCGAATTGAATCTGTATCAGATGAAGCGCTGACAAACCCGTTAATTACTACTGGCGGGCAAGGCCATTTGATGGATATTTTGCATCAACAAAAAAATATTGGCGGGGCATCAGCCAAAAGCATTGTTGACAGAATTGCAGACCGTGTGGATGTTGCAAGAAAAGAAAACCTAGACGCTGGTGGCTCGGGCATTGTTTTACAAACACCCACTACAATGGGAGCGTTTTCAGAAAATTACTCAGTACAACCAACAACTATATTATTAGATTTATTTGATAAACGTAAGGCTGCAAAATCTAAAGCAAACGAAATAAATAAATTTGTACAAGAGGATTACCCAGAATTTGCCGGTATCAATACGCCAGAGGGTAGAGCGCAATTGCTAAATGTAAACAATGGACAATTACGCAAAAAGTTTGTGCGGTCAATGTACACCGAAGACAACGAAAAATATTTTAAATTTAACCGGCAAGACATAAGCAACGCAATTACTGCCGAAGATTTATTGGGTGTACCGCGAGGATATGGATTGAATGTGGTGATGTCGCATGGAAAAAAGCCCTTAACACTATCGCCATCAAGCAACCCAAGTTACACAACAGACTTCAGCGGCAAATATGTGGGCGGCATAGGTAATGTGCCATCTGAAGTATTTATGCGCGACCGATACAACGCCATACGCAAAGAATATGAAAATGCCGTAGACAAAAACGGCAAGCCTTTTAATGAAAGCCAGATACACGATGCAGTCATTGGCGCATTAGAAAAACGCAAGGCTGGCGTATTCCAGATCATTGACCAACAATTGATTGACCAAATCAAAGCCTACGAAGAAAAAGTTAAGCAGCGCGGCTGGAAAGATGCTTCAAGAAAGTGAGTCATACCGCAACGACATTAGCTTATCTTCTAAAGCGGCTATGGCATCAGCAACAAAAGCGTCCTGATCATCTTCTGGCGAATCGGCTAGTTCTTGGTCAAATTCAACGGTGTAGCCAGAGTTAGATTTCTTAACTATAATCAGTTTCATTGCAAATCCTCCAAAACCATATTGTAAAGCAACCTTAACATATGCCGTTTAAAAAAGGTGAAAAAACAACAGCAGGGCCGGGCCGACCCGCCGGACTGCCAAACAAGCGCACAGTTGAAGCTAGGCAAGCCATAGCCATGTTTGTTGACAACAACTCACACCGCCTAGAGCACTGGCTTGATCAGGTCGCTAACGGCGTTCCTGACCACGATATAAAGCCAAACCCTGCCAAAGCCTTTGAGCTATTTCAATCAGTGGTTGAATACCATGTACCCAAGCTGGCAAGGACTGAGATCACCGGCAAAGATGACGGGCCGGTAGAAATGGTGGTGACATGGGGCGGCGTGAAGTAATCCTGCCCTACAGCCCAAGGGCGGCTTTTATGCCATTTCACAACAGGACTGAGCGTTGGTCTTGTTTGGTTGCCCACCGTAGAGCTGGAAAGACCGTAGCGGCAATCAACGACTTGATCAAGCGAGCCATTACCGAGGGTCACAGGGGGGCGCAATACGCTTATATAGCCCCATTCCGCAGCCAAGCCAAGCGGGTGGCGTGGGATTACATCAAACACTATGCCGCGCCCATTACCAAAACCACCAATGAATCAGACTTAGCCGTGGAATTAGTCAATGGCGCAAAGATCATGCTGTTTGGCTCTGACAACGCAGATGCTATGCGGGGCTTAGGTTTTAACGGCGTTTACCTTGATGAATACGGTGACTTTAAGCCCAGCGTTTGGGGTAATGTCATTCGCCCCACATTGTCTGACCGCCTTGGCTGGGCTGTGTTTGGGGGTACGCCAAAAGGCAAAAACCAGTTCCACGACATCTACAAGGTAAGCCAAGTAGTGCCTGATTGGTTTCTGTTAAGGCTGCCCGCAAGCGTGTCCCAGATATTGCCCGACTCAGAATTGCAGGCGGCTCGGTCACAGTTAAGCCAAGACCAATACGACCAAGAATACGAGTGCAGCTTTGATGCCGCCTTGTTGGGGGCGTTTTACGGTCAAGAAATGCGCTTGGCTGATGATGAGGGCAGGATTTGTGAGCTACCGTTTGAGCCAGAAGCGCCGGTTTACACCGCATGGGACTTAGGGTATCGGGATGACACCGCAATTTGGTGGTATCAGGTGGTTAGGGGTGAGATCAGGGTAATGGACTATTACGCTGTCAGCGGCGCAAGCATTGAGGAATTAGCCAATACGGTTATAGCCAAGGGCTACCGATACACCCGCCACTTTCTGCCGCATGATGCCAGAGCCAAAACCTTGGCCTCGGGGGGTAAGTCGATTGTCGAGCAGTTGGCTGCACATTTGGGCGGCATGAGCAAACTGGCAATCGTGCCTGAGATCGGCATACAGGACGGCATCCAAGCGGTAAGGATGATCCTGCCCATCTGTTACTTTGACTCTAGATGCGATGAGGGGCTGGAAGCGTTAAGGCAATACCAGCGAGAATACGATGAAGACAAGAAAACTTTTCGTCAAACTCCACGCCACGACTGGTGCTCACACCCCGCAGATGCGTTTAGAATGTTGGCAGTAGCCTATCGACAAGAGGCAAGAGATCAAACACCGCCCAAGGGCAAGACCCTGCAAACCATCACACTTGATGAGCTGTGGGAATATGAGATGCAACATAAAGAGGAACGCATATGAGCCAGCCAGTAGCAGAAGTAGGTGGATACAAAAACATCACCAGCACAGGCGCAGTCAGCACTGGCCCTTGCCAGTTGATTGGTTTCTACGTTAATAACACCAGCTCAGGCACTTTGGTGCTCAAGGATGGTGGCGCAAGCGGTGCGGTCATGTCTGGCACGATCACGCCAGCCATTGGGTTTCACCGATTCCCTGCCAACGTGGGATCAAACCTACACGCAACCATAGGCAGCACATTAGATGTGACGTTCTTCTTCTCTAGCGGTAACTGATATGTACGCAGAAAACGGCGCATACGAGGGGGAAGACTCAGGCCCGTACTGGCACGACCAGATTGAGACCGCCATCAAGATTTTTGATAAGTGGGAAAAGCGCGGCTTAAAGGTTGTCAAGCGGTATCGGGATGAGCGTGATGCCATAGAGATGCCAAGGATGAAGTTCAACATCCTGTGGTCAAACATTCAAGTGCTATTCCCCGCCCTGTACGGCAGACAAGCCAAGCCCGAAGTCTCACGCAGATACATGGATCAAGACCCTGTGGGTCGATTGGCCTCTACGATGCTTGAGCGTGTCATGGAATACGAGACCATGCAATTCGGTGACTTTGATGCTGCCATGTCTGGTGCGGTTCAGGACAGATTGCTGCCCGGTCGCGGTACAGCATGGATTCGGTACGAGCCTGTGATTGTCAATGACCGCCCCGAGGTTGAGGGCGAGATGGAACAGGACGAAGCGCAGGTCTACAACACGATTGAAGACCCGACAGAGCGCATTGACGCAGCTCACAGCCCCATTGATTACGTTTACTGGTCAGACTTCTTGCATTCACCCGCCCGCACATGGGATGAGGTTTGGTGGGTGGCTCGCGCTGTCTACATGACCAAGGAGGAGGGTGTAGAGCGCTTTGGTGACGTATTCAACAACGTCAGCCTGACCAGCTCAAACACCGACATGGACGGCAAGAATCCATTGACCGCCAAGATGACCTACGACAAAAAGGCGATGGTCTATGAGATTTGGAACAAGCGCACCGCCAAAGTCTGCTGGATTGCCAAAGGTTATCCACAGGCATTAGATGAGCGTGATGACCCGTTAGAGCTGGAAGAATTCTTCCCATGCCCTAAGCCGTTGATGGCGACCACCACCACCGGCACAATGATTCCTGTACCTGATTACTGTGAATACGAGGATCAGGCGCAAGAGTTGGACAACTTAACGCAACGCATTTACTTGCTGACAAAAGCCTGTAAAGCGGTTGGCGTGTTCAATGCTGAGTTTAAAGAGCTGGCGCGGATGTTTAGCGAGGGCGTGGACAACAAGCTATTCCCAGTGACTGGATGGGCGGCAATGTCGGAAAAGGGCGGCTTAAAGGGCGCTATCGACATGATGGACACCTCGCAGATCATTGTGACCTTGCGGGAGTTGTACGCAGCCAGAGAACAGGTCAAGCAGTCGATCTACGAGATTATGGGCATATCGGACATCTTGCGTGGATCGTCTAAGGCTCAGGAAACCCTCGGTGCTCAACAGCTCAAGGCCAACTTTGGTAGCTTGCGGTTAAAGAGCAGTCAAGGCGATGTGGCTCGGTTTGCCACTGACATCTTTAAGCTCAAAGCGCAAGTTATCTGTAAGTTTTACCCGCCCGAGTTGATTGTGCAGATGTCTGGGGTGATGAATACACCAGACGGTCAAGACCCGCAAAGGTTGCAAGCGGCATTGGAGATGCTATCGAACAGCACCATCCGCGACTTCCACATTGCGGTTGAAGCCGACAGTTTGGCTCAGATTGATGAGCAGGCAGAAAAGCAAGGCGCACAAGAGGCCATCCAAGCTATTGGTTTGTTCTTGCGTGAGGCAATCCCCATGATTACCCAAGCGCCTGAAACTTTGCCTATGGCTTCCGAGATGCTGTTATTCCTTGTACGCCGGTTTAGAGCTGGTCGGGGATTGGAGAGCGCGGTTGAAAGGGCAATGAAAGCCCTGCAAGACAAGGCAAATGCTGCAACACAGCAACAGCCCGGCCCGCCGCCCGAGATGCTTCAGATGCAAGCTGAACAGCAAGCAGAGCAAATGCGGATGCAAGCACAAGCGCAAACTGAGCAAATGAAGATGCAAGCGCAGGCACAGATTGAACAAGGCAAGGCACAGCTTGAGATGCAGATGCACCAAGCAAAGGTCGAGGCTGAGATGCAATTGGCTCAGATGAAAGCCGATTTTGAAACAATTAAGCAGAACAATGAGCTTCAAATCAAAGCCAGAGAGATGGCTGGAAGGGAAGAATATGAGCGATGGAAAGCAGAGCTTGATGCAGCGACTAAGATCATGGTGGCAAGGATTGGTAGCAATCCCGGTGTCGATTTACCAGTGGTTGAAGCAGCGGCTGCACAAATAACCAACGAGCTGGGCGGCACAATTGTTCAAGCAATGGACAAAATAACCGCCTTGCACGACAACATGGCAAACCTGCATGGTGAATCTATGCAAAACATTGGTGAGGCCATGCAAAGGCTTACCGCGCCCAAGAAAGTCATCAGGGGTGCTGACGGTCTTGTCATAGGCGTAGAAACAGCATGAGCCTTGTCCTTGCTGATCGGGTAAGACAGACCACCACCTCCACAGGGACTGGGACGATCACGCTGGATGGCTCAATTGAGGGCTTTCAGTCATTTGCGGTCATTGGCAACGCCAATACAACCTATTACACCATTGCAGGCGGTACGCAGTGGGAGGTGGGAATCGGGACGTATTCCAGCGGGACACTAGCCAGAACAACCGTAATTTCCTCATCCACAGGCTCAAAACTTGATCTTGCGGCTGGCACAAAGGATGTATTTGTCACCTTGCCTGCTGAACACACAATAACTTCTATTGTGTCGGATGATGGTAGCGTCACAATTAACCAAACTGGTTCTGAAGTTGAAGCAAAGGTTTATTCCTCACCGAGATTGATTTCTGAGGTTCGCAATGAAACCGGCGCACTTTTGACAAAGGGAACGGTTGTCTACATTAGTGGCGCTTCTGGCAACAAACCCACCGTAACCAAAGCTATTGCAACAAGCGACATTAGTTCTGCTCAAACATTTGGTTTGGTTCTGGCAGATATTTCAACAAGTAACAATGGTTATGTGATCTTGGCTGGCGACATTGCAGGGCTAGATACTTTTGCGTATGCCGCTGGCACACAGCTTTATTTAAGTTCTTCAGTAGCTGGCGAGTACACATCTACCAAACAATATGCGCCTAACCACTTGGTTTATATAGGCGTTGTGACCCGCAGCCATCAAAATCAAGGCTCAATTGAGGTCAACATCCAAAACGGCTACGAAATGGATGAGTTGCACAATGTGTCGGCACAAAACCCAAATGATGGCGATATATTGGTTTACAGCTCGGCAACCAATTTATGGGTGACTGCCGCACCATCTGCCACTTGGGGGGCGTAAGTGTTTGGTTTCGCATCGTTTGCGGAGTTGCCATTTGCCACAATAAACCTTAGTGGAGCGCCGATACCGATTGAAGCTCCATTAGGTGGTCACTTTGGCTTTGACGAAAAGAAGCGTGACGAACAATGGGCAAAAGACCGCAAGCTAGAGGCGCAACGTAAACGTAAACTGCAAGAAGCGCTATTTGGCCTACCGCCCGAGGTCAGAGAAGAAATCACCACAGCACCCGCGCAAACAATAGAGGTTGCGGTCAGAAAACAAATTGATTATGATTTGCTCATGCAACGGGTTAAAGACCTTGAAGTGCGTGTTAAGCTAAAACGTGATGAAGAAGATGTCGCAATGATTTTGGAGCTTATGTGAGAACAACTTGGGTATTTCCATCTGACGGTAGCGAGCCTTACGAAAAATCTAAGGGTCGATCTGGCGAATACACCGCAGTGATGGGCGATATTGCCCCGTTCATGTCGCCTGATGGCGTAATGATTGAGGGCAGAAAGCAGTGGCGTGACCACCTCAAGCGCACCGATTCAATCGAAATGGGACATTCTGACGTTAAGTATGCCCAACAAGAATGGAACAAGAAAAAGGAAGCGCACCGAGACAGGCTGCGCGGACAATTGGCGACCGTGCAAGAGTTTGATCGACCCGGCGCACCGATTGCTCCTGTTAAGATGTCTAACCTAAACGTAGAGATGGCAAACCGTTTACACAACCGTCCCATGCCTGAGCGCAAGGAGATGATCAAAATGACTTTGGAACAAATGAAAAGGATGAAGTGATGGAAAACGAAGTTGTCGCACCCGACACAGTAGAAACACCAGCACCCGAAACTCCAGCGGTCGAAGCGCCCCAAGCAGAGCCGCAAAGCAGAGCCGACACGATTCGTGAGGCGCTGACAAAGACACCGACAAACCGTGGCAAACACGCCGCAAGCCAGCCCCGAGAGGGTGGCAAGTTTGCCCCTAAGTTTCCAACTGACCAGACCCAAGCGCCCCAGATGGCTGACAAGCCTAGAACTGAGATGCCTAAATCTTTGCGCCTTGAGCTGAAAGAACATTGGGAAAAAGCTCCGCCTGAGTTACAGCAAGCCTTTGCCCAGCGGGATGCTGACTACGAAAAGGGCATCACCTCATATAAGCAACGAGACGCTGAGGCTCGGGCAATCACCGAGCAATTTGCGCCGTATGAATGGATTTTGCGGAATGAGGGCAGTACGCCCGCGCAAGCTATTGGCCCATTGCTCCAGACTGCGGCATTGCTGAGAACAGGCACACCACAGCAAAAGTCGCAAGCGGTCGCCCAAATGATTCAGCAGTTCCAAATTCCATTGGATCAGGTGGCTGCTTATTTTGGCGGCGAAGCACCACCACAGCAAGATTCTCACTACAATCAACTGGCGCAACAAGTACAGCAACTGACGCAACACATCACGCAGTCGCAGTACGAAGCACAGAAACAGAATGAAAACAGAGCACTCTCTGTAATCCAGCAGTTTGCGAGCGACCCCGCAAACGCGCACTTTGAGGCAGTCCAAGACCGTATGTTGTCGCTTCTCCAAGCGCCGCAGGTACTAGGGGACATTAGTCATATGTCAGAACGCGAGAAATTGCAGGTGGCATATGAAACCGCTGTAAGACTTGATCCACAATTGGCACAAAGTTTATTTGCTCAACAGCAACAAAGCTACGCCGCACAGAATCAAGTACAGAAAGCAAGACAAGCGGCTGTACAGGTAAGAGGCGCACCCGGTGCATCAGTCTCTGGCCCAGTCAGTCAATCAGACCGCCGAGCTGTTATCGCAAATGCGTTACGGTCGGCAAATTTTTAAAGGGGTAAATCATGGCATACGCCAATAGTAATTACTCAGACGTTTTAGCAACCACCATTGAATCACGCTCGGGCATCGTTGCCGATAACGTGACCAAAAACAATGCGTTGCTGACTCGCCTGCGCGAAAAAGGCCGTTACAAGCCTTTCACAGGTGGATCGACAATTCTGCAAGAGTTGTCATTCCAAGCAAACTCAACAGCCATGTACTACTCAGGCGCTGAAGTATTGAACATCTCCCCAGCGGACGTGATCAGTGCGGCTCAGTTCCCGATTAAACAGGCAGCCGTAGCAGTCACCATCAATGGCTTGGAAATGCTCCAAAACAGCGGCGAAGAACAGATCATCGATTTGTTTGACGCACGTTTGGACGTTGCCGAGGCATCCATTGAGAACTTGATTTCTACTGGTATTTATTCTGACGGTACAGCCAACAACGGCAAGCAAATCACTGGTTTGCAAGCTATGGTGGTTGCGTCTCCATCCACTGGTGTGGTTGGCGGCATTGACCGTGCAACTTGGTCATTCTGGCAAAACCAGACCTTTGACTTCTCTGGCGATCTGGGCGCATCTGCTTCCAGCTCCAACATTCAGACCGGTTTTAACCGCCTGTATGCAAAGACAAGTCGCGGCTCTGATGTTGTCGATTTGATCTTGTTGGACAACAACTTGTGGGGCTTCTTCATGTCTTCCCTGCAAAACATCCAGCGTTTCCCCGGCTCAAGCAAGATGGCTGAATTAGGCTTTGTTGCTTCCAAGTACATGAACGCTGACGTTGTTCTTGACGGTGGTATCGGCGGTAATATTCCAACATCCACTGGTTACTTCCTTAACACGAAGTACATTTTCTTCCGTCCTCACGCCAATCGGAATTTCGTTCCTATCGGTGATGAGCGTATGTCTACCAATCAGGACGCAATCGTGCGCTTGATCGGCTGGGCTGGCAATATGACAGCCTCGGGACTCCAGTTCCAAGGCGTGATGACTGAATAAGGAGCAAAATCATGGCTGATTACGTCACCGATGGAAAAATTGGTATTGATTTGACCGCTACTTATGCGTCAACTTCTGCTGGTTCAACCACTTTGTTCCCCGTTACCCCCGGTACACGGGTGAACACCTCCAACAACGGCGTGTATATGTTTGTCCGCGCCGAATCCACTATCAACGCATTTGATGCGGTGATCATGAGCACATACGCAAACTCAGCGAGCTTGACTCCTGTGATGCGTGCTGTGCCTGTGACCACCACAAATGCTGCGGCTTTGGGTTACAACATGGTTGGCTTTGCACAAACTGCGATTGCCTCTAGCTATTACGGCTGGGTTGGCTTGAACGGTATGTTGCAGGTTAACTTGCTGGTTGGATGCAATCCTAAAGTGCCTTTGTACACCACTGCTACCCCCGGTGCGCTGGACGACACAACCGTGTCTGCCGGTTTCATCCAAGGTATCGTGGCTAACACCTCGGCTACTTCTGCATCAGCACCATTCTGCATGGTTAACAATGCAGGCTTAATGCCGTCTAACCCTGTGTAAAAAAATGGCCTCTCCCTTAAAAAAGGAGGGGTCTTTTTAATGAGTTCTGTACCCTTAAAAATAACCGGAAAATGTGTCGCTGAAGATGAGACACTGTTTGCCCACATGGATGCGGCAATCGCCAGAGGTTATCCGCAGATCAAGCAAGCCCAGCCCATAAAGACTGAGCCGATCTTGTTGGTGGCAAGCGCACCGAGCGTTAGGGGTCAGATAGAGGTCATTAGAAAGATGAAAGCGGCGGGGTCGCCCATTGTGGCGATCAAGGGCGCACACGATTGGCTTATTGCCCAAGGCGTGATACCCGACTATGCCTTAGCTATTGACCCACAAGAGCACCGTATTGCGTTTTACAAGCCACGCAAGGAAGTGCATTACATGATTGCCAGCCAATGCCACCCAGCGCTGTTTGACAACCTCAATGGGTATCAGGTCACGATATGGCATCCCTACGTCAAAAAGGGCCAAGACCGCCCTAAAAACTCCATGCTGATAGGTGGGGGCACAACCTCGGGATTAAGGGCTATATCGCTGTTCTACGTCCTTGGCTACCGCCAGTTTGAACTGTTTGGCTTTGATTCTTGTAATGAGGATCAGATGCTTAGGGTTAACGGCGAAAAAATCAAAGAGGGCGACAGTTTGGTTGAGGTCAAGATTGACCCGCAAGGCGAAACCTTTTATTGCAATACCGCAATGGCGTTGCAGGCCGAGCATTTCCAAACCTACTACGATTACTTGCCAGATGCGGTATTTAATGGGCATGGGCATGGCCTGATCCAAGCCATTATTAAAAAGCGCGAGCAAAACATAATGGAGCTGGGCGGCATCATCAATGGCAAGACAGAGCTTAACAATCGCACATCATTCATCCATTGGGGCGACAAGAACGCTGCGAGCTGGCGCTATCGGGCCAAGATACCTGCGGGCGACTGGGCAAGCCAGAACGATTTGACTGCTGACACACTGGTGTTTGCCAAGCCGCAGGCCAATGAGCTGATGGTGATGGCAAGAGCCAAAGCCCGAGGCGCATGGGTGGTGGTGGACTTTTGTGATGACCATTTTGATTGGATGCACTACCAAGAGGCATTGCGTCTTGCGGATGCGGTGACCTGCTCAACTACTGAGATGGCTAAAAGAATTAAAAAGCTGGGACGGGATGCCACGGTAATCCCTGACCCTTATGAATACCCCGAGATGCCACCGCACTGCAATGGGGATAATTTGCTTTGGTATGGGCATCATGTCAACCGTGAAAGCCTGCAACGCATACTGCCAGACCTTAAGGGTTATCCTTTTGCGGTGGTATCAAACTTTGATGGGGCAATCCCTTGGTCGCATGAGACCATGCTGAGGGAATTTGCCCGAGCCGATATAGTGGTGATCCCTGCCACAGCTCCTTACAAGAGCGCAAACAGGGCAATTGAGGCAATTCGGCAGGGGTGTTTTGTGGTTGCAGAACCGCATCCAGCCTTGGAGGGTTTCCCGATCTACATCGGCAACATCAAAGAGGGCATCGAATGGACGAAAACACAGGACATGGAAAAACTTATTTCCAAGGCGCAGAAGTTCGTGAGGGAAGAATTCTCGCCTCAAACACTGATCGACAAGTGGAAGATAGCTACGAGACGGCCTACAACCTTGGATGCGGAAAAAAGAAATGGGACGGTTGGATAAACGTAGACCTGCATTCAGATATTGCAGACATCCAATGTGACCTAAGAAAACTTGAGTTAGCGACCGATTCAGCCGATGCGGTAGCAGCAATCCACGTTTTAGAGCACTTTTACGAGTGGGAGGTTTACGACCTGCTGACCGAGTGGAAGCGGGTGCTAAAGCCCGGCGGCAAGATGATTTTAGAGCTTCCCTGCATGGACAAGGTGTTTGCCTATGTCCACAATTGCGTGGTTAAAAAAGAGCCGTTACAGCCCTTTATGACCCTGAATGCGCTGTATGGAGACCCCAAGTACAAGAGTGAAGCCATGTGCCACCATTGGGGCTGGTTTCAGCGCCCATTGCAAGATATGCTGGAATCGGTAGGAATGCAAAACATCACATTTTGCGAGCCTCGCTACCATTTCCCATTTCGTGACATGAGGGTGGAATGCTTAAAGGGGTCTTGACCAATGCCGAGCGCCATGAGCAGATGGCAAAGTCAATGCACTTGCCCTTGCTGAAGAAAAAGGGCAAATTCAACGACCGGCGCATGACCATTGCGTGTTACGGCCCGAGCCTTGAGGATACATGGCGGCAGCTCAAGCACCCAATAATGACGGTCTCAGGGGCGCATGACTATCTGGTGGAAAGAGGCGTTATTCCTGATTTCCATGTGGACTGCGACCCCAGAGCGCACAAAGCGCAGATGCTGAAAAAGCCTCAGAAGAACACAAAGTACCTGATGGCCTCGGTTTGCCACCCAGACTTTTGGGAGACCCTCAAAGGGAAAAATGTTAAGGTATGGCATTTGGTAAATGGAGATGATTTCGAGACGGTGGCATGGGTTGCCCAGCACCACCCCGAGGGAATGGAAAGCCTGATAGGTGGCGGTTCGAGCGTAGGAATGCGGGCAATGAATGTTTCAGCGGCTTTAGGGTTTCGCAGATTTGACATTCATGGCATGGATTGTTCGTTTGTAAAAAACCGCCACGCAGGTGCTCACACTGGCAAAGATCAGACTAAAATCATGGTCAGAGTTGGTTTGAGAACATTCCAGACAACGCACCAGATGCTTCAATCTGCGATTGAAATGGAGAAATTCATAGAAACGCAAGACGCTGAAGTGGTGTTTTACGGTGATGGACTAATGCAGGAAACTGCTTTCAAACTCAAGGAATTAGCATGAAAAACGAAGTGGCAGGCTGGACAAACGAGAGCTGGATGGAAGACAACCGAGGCAAGATGGCGGTGTTTTTCTATACTAAGCAGGTGCAAAACTCATTTAAGACGGCGCAGGAAAACCGCCCGATCTTTGATGAAAAGGTGTTTTTGAAGAAACTTGTACCCGGCGATTCCACCTTGGTTGTTGACCGCCCAATGCGCCCAACCGATGTAGATGATCACCCAATTGAGTGGGCAAGGTTTGAGCAAAAGAAAGAAAACCGCGTGTCAGGCACACCTTTGGAAGCATGGTCTATTCTGAGCGACACCCAAAAAGCCGAGTTCAATGCTTTGCACATTTACACGATTGACCAGTTTGCACAGCTCCCCGACTCGGTGGGCAACAAAATCATGGGCTTTAATGACTTGCGCGACAAGGCTCGCACATTTATTTTGGCGGCTAAAGATTCCAAATTGATGGACAACGTAAGGGCTGAGACTGAGAAAGTTATGCAGACTCAAGCCGCTGAAATTGCTCAATTGCGTGAGATGATCAACGAGTTGACTGCTAAAAAAGCAGGCCGACCCAAAAAAGAAACCGTAGAGGAATGATATGAGCTACACATTACTGCAATTGGTTGATCAAGTATCGGGAGAGCTGGGTTTGACTCAGCCAACGGCAGTAATTGGCTCATCAAACAACCAAACCATCCAGCTATTGTCTTTGGCTCAACGTCTGGGTAAGGATTTGGTCAGGGATTACGAGTGGCAGCGCTTGGTGCAGGCTTACATCTGGCAAACCCAGAATGCGGTGAGCACCACGGGCAACATTACGGCAAACTCTAAAGTAATTACTAACATCCCTGACACTTCTGGATTGCAGGTGGGAAACGTGGTTACAGGCACAGGGCAGACACCGTATGCGGAGATTTTGACAATTGACAGCTCCTCACAGGTCACGCTGAATGCGCCTGTTACCACTTCCACCGCCTCGGTTTCAATGACGTTTGCCAAGCAAGACTATGACTTGCCGGGCGGTTATGACCGCATGATCTCGGACACCAATTGGGACAGAACAGACCATTGGCGCAACCTCGGGCCAAAGTCATCACAAGATTGGCAGTTCTTGCAAGGCGGCATTATCTCCATTGGCCCACGCGAGCGCTTTCGGATATACAACAACAAATTCAGGATTTTTCAAGCCCTGACCACGGTTTACAACTTTTCATTTGAGTATGTGTCTAACTATTGGGTATGTGCGGCAGGCTCAGATCAAGGCTCAAAGTCAGCGTATACGTTGGATACCGACACCAGTATTTTCCCTGATGACCTGATGCTTTCAGGTTTAAAGTTTTATTTCCTGAAAGCCAAAAAACTGGACTATGCCATTGAGTTGGGCGAGTTCATGCGGTCGCTGGCTTATTGCAAGGCTCAGGATCAACCAGTTTCTGCCATGTCGCTTGCACCAGTAGGAATGAATCAACTGGTCGGGCCGTGGAGTGTGCAAGATGGCAATTGGCCTAGCGTTTAAGGGGATGACATGAAACTTGATGGACTATACGCAAACATTCACGCTAAAAGAGAAAGAATAGCCGCAGGGTCTGGCGAGAAGATGAGAAAGCCGGGTACTGAGGGCGCACCGACTGCCAAAGCGTTTAAAGAAGCCGCAAAAACAGCCAAGCCTGAGAAAAAGAAATAAATGCTGAATTCATTTGCCAAAGCACCGCGCCAGCAAGCCTCACAAACTGTTACGGTTGCCGCGCCAATTGGGGGCTGGAACGCCCGCGATGCGTTGGGGGCAATGGATGCCTTAGATGCGGTGACTTTGCAAAACTTCTGGCCCGGCACGAATTCAGTTATTTTGCGAAACGGCTACACCAAACACGCCACGGGGTTTCCCGGCACGGTTGACAGCCTAATGGCGTATTCGTCAGGCACAGTAAACAAATTGTTTGCTGCAAGCGTAAGCAGTATTTATGACGCAACTAACCCCGGCGCAATTGGCTCGGCAGCGGTTGGCAGTCTTACCAACGCAAAATTTCAGTACACCAATATAACCACCGCTGGCGGCTCATATTTAATGGCGGTCAATGGTGCAGACAAGCTCCAAATTTTTGATGGTGCAAGTTGGCATAAGGATGGGGACGGCCCGCCTTATGACATTACAAACGTGGACACGGCTGATTGTTCCAACATTTTGCTATTTAAAAACCGTATTTGGTTAATTGAAAATAACAGCCTTAAAGTTTGGTACTTGCCAATAAATGCAATTGGTGGGGCGGCTGTGGCGCTGGATATGACCAGCTTGGTTCAATTGGGTGGCTACATCATGGCAGGCATGACGTGGACGCTAGACGCTGGCTATGGTGTGGACGACAACTTGGCGTTTATCACCAACAAGGGCGAGCTAGTTCTTTGGCGACTGACTGACCCGACCACGCCAACAGGCATATCAATGGTGGGCTTGTGGAAGATGGGCGCACCGATTGGTCGGCGCTGTTACACAAAGTTTGGTGGGGATTTGCTGATCATCACGCAGGATGGCATTGTTCCCATGTCGGGGGCATTGCAGTCATCTAGGCTTGATCCCAGGGTCTCAATTACCAACAAAATCCAGTATGCGGTCAGCCAAGCGGTCAGCTTATATAGCCAAAATTTTGGGTGGTGCTTACTGTATTACCCCAAAGAAAACCAGTTAATTATGAACGTGCCAATTCAGGCAGGGTTTCAGCAGCAATATGTGATGAATAACATTACAAAAAGCTGGTGTAACTTTACAGGCTGGGCGGCAACAAGTTGGGAATTGTTTAACGATAACCCCTATTTTGGCGGGGATGGCTATGTGGCGGCGGCATGGAACGGCACATCAGATGATTTCACCGACATTGATGGCTTTAGCTTGCAATCATTCCAAACCTATGGAACAGCTCTGCAAAAGCAATGCAAAATGATCCGCTACCACTTGCAAAGTGATGGATCACCCGCGGTGTTTGGCAATGTGAATGTGGATTACAACCTTGCTGATGAATCCGCGCAGCTTAACTTTTCCACCAGTATTTACGGCTTGTGGGACACGGGTTTATGGGATTCTGCTATTTGGGGTTCAGGACTTGTACCTAGCGCTGACTGGCAGGGTGCAACAAATATTGGTTACAGCTTTGCGCCGTTGTTGAAAACAGCAACGCAAGGCATACAATTGCAGTGGGTCGCAACCGATCTAGTGTTTGAGGCTGGCGGTGTGCTTTGAGATAACTACCGATCATTCAGTGGGTCATTGGACTGCTGAACAAATTGAGGGCGGTTATTTTGAGGCAAGAAGTCGGTCAATCGGATTGAAAAGAAACGGTGAGTTTGTTGCCGGTGTGATCTACGAAAATTGGAATAGGCGCTCAATAACGTGCCACATTGCAATCACAGGTAGATTGACACCGCGATACTTGGCGGTGATTTTTGACTATCCTTTTGTGGTTTGCGATGTCAAAAAAATTATCGTTCCAGTAGATGCAACAAATTCAAAAAGCGTCACTTTGGTGGAAAAAATGGGTTTTACAGAGGAAGCCCGCATCAAAAATGGCATGGCTGATGGGGATTTGATCCTGTACACATTGGCAAAAGAGAATTGCAAATATTTGGGGGAACGATATGGGAAAAAAAGCACCAGCACCACCACCAGCGCCTGATTACAGGGGTGCGGCGATTGAGCAGGGCGCAGCCAATTTGGAATCGGCAAGGGCTACCGCTCGGTTGTCCAATCCCAATACTTACACGCCATATGGCACTCAGCTAGTAAGCTATGACGGCGATATTCCTACCATTCGCCAGACCCTTACACCGACCGCGCAAAAGACTTTAGAGGCTCAACAAGGCGTTGAATTGGCATTGGCTAACCTTGGGTCTAAAGGAGCGCAAACAGCGTCTACTGTGCTTGATAAGCCGTTTAGCTTTGGTGGGCCTGATGTTCAGACTGCATTAGATTTGAGCAATGTGGCAAAGATGCCAGTTAACGCAGGCATGACAGGCCAAGAAGCCATCATGCAGCGTTTAGAACCGTCTTTGGCAAGGCAGCGCACCAGTACAGAAACGCAATTGATTAATCAAGGATTGCGACCCGGCACAGAGGCTTACGACAACGCAATCAACCTACTTGGTCAACAAGAGACAGATGCTAGAACGCAGGCGGTTTTACAGGGTCTTAACCTTGATATTGGCGCAAATCAACAAGGATTTGGTCAGGCGCTTGAAGCTGGCAAGTTTGGCAATACTGCCCAACAACAAATGTTGGCGCAAGCAATTCAAGGTCGCCAAATGCCATTGAATGAAATCACGGCGCTCATGTCTGGCTCGCAGATTCAAAATCCGCAGTTTGGGGCTTATTCTGGGTCTACTGTGCAACCTGCACCAATATTTGCAGGCACACAAGCACAAGGGGCGTTTGATCAAAACAATTACAACCAGCAAGTTTCTCAAGCTAATGCAGCCACAGCGGGTTTGTATTCGCTGGGTGGGGCGGCTTTGGGTGCGCCTAAAGGCACGTTTTCTGACCGCAGATTGAAATCAAACATTGTCAGGCTTGGTACTCACCCAATTGGCATTGGAATTTATGAATACGACATATTTGGCGGTCGCCAGATTGGTGTTATGGCGCAAGAGCTGTTAGAAGTGATGCCAGATGCTGTGCATCAACATTCAAGCGGCTACTTGATGGTTGATTACGGGAGACTTTGATGCCAGCAATTAACTTAAGCCCACTTACTGCGGAACAAGAAGCGCTTGACCGCCGGCGCAAAATGGCAGAGGCAATGCAACAACAAGCAATTTTGCCAATTGAAATGCCAAACGTACCCGGCGCAAAAGTCAGCCACCTACAAGGCTTTGCAAAACTATTGCAAGGCTACATTGCGGGCAAAAATCTTGAAAGAGCAGAGGAAGAAAAGAAACAATACGAAGCCGACACAATGGGCGACTTTGCTAAGATTTTGAGAAATACTGGCAAATATGAAACCATACCGGGTACGCCCGCTGTCCCTGCGCAAACCACCGATGTTGTTGAGCCAAACATTGCTAATCAAAATTTGGTGGCGGTAGCGTTAAGACAAGCTGACCAAAAAACTCGCAACCCCAATGCGCCTATCAGCCCATTTGAAAGACAAATTAGCGAAGATGAAAGAGCGCAGATTAGTCAATTGCCATTGCAATCTACGCAAACAAGGGTAACGCCTGCGGTAGCAGCAGTGCCTGACAGACAAGTGCCTTTGTTGTCACCTGAGTTACTTAGCGACCCTAACTTTATGAAGACCAGTTCAGGTCGCATGATGCTGGCGCAGGCTTTGATGGCAGAACAAGAGCGCAAAACGGCTGCCGCACAAAGAGCCGCAGAAAAAGCAGAGGAATATAGAAGTTTTGCGCCGGGCAGCGTTGTCTTTAGAGGTGACAAACAAGTTCTTACCGTACCAAAAGATTCGCCTATTCGTGAGGTCAAAACCATTGATGCAAATGGAATGCCTGTAACTAAGTACATTCCAGAAAATGTGCTTTTGACAATGGGTGCAATACCTGATCAATTTAAAGGTTTTGCGTCTGACTTGATCATGTCTAAGTATTTGCCGCCTGCAATTATGAATGACCCGCAATTGCTTAACTTAGTTGGCTCACAATTGAATAAAGCCGCCGGTCAAGTTACTCAAGAAGATGTCTCCAACTATATGTTGAGAGTGGCAGAAACTCGAGCCAAACTTGGCTATGAGGGCATACCATTTCCAGAGCCTAAACCATTGGTGGCAGCGCCCAATCCTTTGATCAAACCAACATTGCCAAAAGGTGTGCCATTGAATGCTGTTCAAACTGGCAAATTCACGCCAGACGGCAGACCTGTTTATCAAACGCCAGATGGCAAAAATCATGTGGAGGATAAATAAATGGCTGAATACACAGGCCCATTATTGGATGCGCCCGCCGCGCCTATTGCGCCCGCCGCAAAGCCCAAGCAAAAGTCTTATGTGCCTTTGCAACAAGTTATGCCAAATGCTCCACCAGCGGCCTCACAAGCCGCAGCAATTCAACCATTAAATGCTCAATTGCCTGAGCTTGTCCCAAGTCCGCCGCCAGCGGGTTTAACGCCAAAAGCGCGTAACGAATTTATTGCAAATGAAGCAAACCGCATTGCAGCAGAAAGAATAAAGCGTTCTACGGAAAATAAAAAACCTCTGACAGAAACACAAAGCAATGCAACTGCTTTTGGCATGAGGATGCAAGATGCAAACCAAATCTTAAATGCATTGGAAGATAAAGGCGTTACAGATACTGGAATTATTCGTTCTGCCGTGTCAGGAACTGCTGGGTTAGCCCCATTTATTGGAGAAAAATTAGAAGAAAAAACTTCAGGGGCAATGAATGCGTTGCCGGGTTTTTTGGGTGGCCCAAGCCCTGAACAACAACAAGTTGAGCAAGCTAGAAGAAATTTTGTTACCGCAAATTTAAGAAAAGAATCAGGCGCATCAATTTCTCCAGCAGAATTTGCAACTGAAGAAAAGAAATATTTTCCTCAAATAGGAGATGCTCCTCCTGTGATTAAGCAAAAAAGAGAGGCAAGAGAGCTTGCAATTCGAGCAATGAACATTCAATCAGGAAATAATATACCTAACCTAAATTCTTCAAACAATGATCCATTAGGTTTAAGGAAAAAATAATGGCAACACTTGTTGAATTTCGAGCACAGAATCCAGCATATAACGATATGCCAGATGCGGCGCTGGCTGATGCCTTGCATTCAAAGTTTTATTCTGACATTCCAAAGCCGCTGTTTTACAAGCAATTGGGCATTACAAGCGCACAGATACCGGGTGCGGAAAAATCTACAACCCTGCCGCCTAAGCCTGTGTCCATGCAAGACCGCATCATGGGCGCAATTGAAACCCCTGCAATCGTAGCTGGTGAAGTCGGGCGCATGGTGGCTACACCCTTGGCTAAGATGTTTGGCGAGGCATATGGCGGCTATGGAACGCCGCAAGGCAAAGAAATGGGGCAACAAGCTGCCCAAGTAACTAGCCAACAGTTTTATCAGCCCCGCACAGAAACAGGGCCGAATATTGTCAATCAGATAGGCAAGGCTTTGGCTGTTTTACCGCCAACCTATGGGGCAATAGGCAATAAATTATCTGTTTTAACGCCTGCCGCTGTAAGTCAAACTCGGGCAATGGTTACGCCTGCGGCAACAAGCACCCAACAACGCATGGCGGCGCTTTTACAGCCCCAAAAACAACAAATGATAGGTGGTGGTGCAGCATCAACTGATGAGGCTATATTGCGCCAACAAAGGGCTTTGGAACAAAAGATTCCTTTGACCAAGGGTGAGCAATTACAAGACTTTAGTCTTTTAAAGCGTGAATCTGACTTGCCTAAAGAAAACCCAGAATTGGCAAAAGGTTTGATTGAATTCAAGCAAGGTCAGAAACAAAGCATTTTGAAACGGTTTGAAGAATTGTCAGAAAAGACTGGCGCTCAATACGCTGATCCAACTGCATACCGAAAAATTGGCGCTTTGGTTGACAATGAAATGGTCAAGCAATTTGATGCCAAAAATCTTAAGGTAGATAACGCTTATCAAGCGGCTAGAGATGCTGGCGAAACCAAACAAGTGGTTGACACTACAAAACTTGATCAATGGCTTGAAACTAATGCAGGCAAAGCTATTTCTGTTCCTGAAATTAAATCAATCAAAGCAGATTTGGCTGCATTGAAAAAAATCAAAAATGGTCAATTAACCATTGACGATGTTGAGGAGTTGTATAAGTCTGCGGGTCAATTGGGTGAGCCGGGCAAGCCATCAGGTTTGTTTATGAAACAAGTTAAAGACGTTATTAACGACATGACCGAGGGCGCAGGTGGTGACTTATACCGAGCTGCTAGAACGCAACGCAAAGAGCTTGCAAATGACTTTGAAAACACTTACCGAGTGGCTAAATTGCTTGGCACAAAAGGCGGCTATAAAGACCGCGCTGTGGCTTTGGACGATGTGTTTTCTCACGTTGTCTTGGATGGCAGTTTGGAAGAAATGCGAACAGTCACCAAATTGCTGAAAAAAGGTGGCCCAGATGGGCAACAAGCATATGCTGAATTGCAAGGCCAAACTGTTCAATATCTCAAAGACCAGCTTACTAAGAACGCAAGTGGTCAGTTATCATTTGCCAAGCTAAAAACAGCAATCGACACGTTGGATCGGGAAGAAAAACTTGCTTATATGTTTGGCAAGCAAGGTCGCCAGACATTGATGGATGTGAGAGACACCATACAAGATGCTTTGATCAAGCCAGAGGGTGCGGTTAATTACTCAAACACTGGCAGCGTGGTGGCAAGATTGTTGGACAAAATGGCAGCGATTAGATTCCCATTGGCAAAATCTGCATCTGATGTTGTTAAAAATCGAGAAATCACCAAACAAGTGGAAGAATCTACAAAATACAATGCACTTGCTGATGCTTTGAAAGGTAAAAAATGAGTTACAACGGTAGCGGCACATTCCAAATAAACACTTCTGGGCAACCAGTAGTTGCAGGCACGGTCATATCCTCGACCGCCTTTAACGCCCTTACAGCGGACTTGGCAACAGGTCTGTCCACGGCTATCACAAAGGACGGTCAGACCACTACAACGGCTCGCATACCGTTTGCGGCAGGTATTTCCTCCACATTGACCACAGACTCATCTAGCACCACCACAGGGTCGATTATTACGGCGGGTGGTGTGGGTATAGCTAAAGCGCTGTATGTGGGTACAACATCGAATTTTGCGGGTGCGGCGACCTTTGGCTCTACCATCACTTATGGCGGCGTGACTTTAAGCGCTGCGGTGACCGGCACGGGCAAGATGGTCTTGGACACTAGCCCCACATTGGTGACACCAGTTTTAGGTGTGGCAACGGCTACAAGCATCAATAAATTAACTTTGACAGCGCCAGCCACATCAGCAACTTTAACGGTGGCTGACGGGGCTAGTTTGGTTACATCAGGCGCATATTCTTTGACGCTGACTACAACTGCATTAACTAACGTCACTTTGCCCACCACAGGCACTTTGGCGACTTTGGCGGGTGCTGAAGCGCTTACCAATAAGACGCTGACAAATCCAACAGTTACCAATTATGTGGAAACTTTGTACGCCATTGGCAACAGTTCCACAGCAGTCACCATTGACCTTGCCAACGGCACTGTGCAGACCGTGACCATGACAGGTAATTGCACATTCACCATGCCCACAGCTACCGCAGGCAAGTCATTCATTCTGATTGTCAGCTCAGGCGCTGGATCGTTTGCTGGCACGTTTACAAGCGTTAAATGGCCTAGCGCAACAGCACCCACACTGACCACCACAGCAAGCAGATGGGACATCCTGACTTTTGTTGCTGATGGTACAAACTGGTACGGTAACTCAGCACAGGCATACGCATAATGTTTGCATCCAAAGACATCTTTTTAAAGTCAAGCGGTGGGGCTTATCAGATTAGCCGTAGTGTGCGTCTTCGTGCGAGTGCGACTGCGTATTTCAATCGGACACCTGCAAGCGCAACCAATCGTCAAATATGGACATGGAGCGCATGGACAAAATTGGGTTCTAAGATTGGGGCCGCTGATGCTTGTATGTTCAATGGAGGCGCAACTAGCAATGATAGAACAGCAGTAGCTTTTGCATCGAATGATAGGCTTCATGTTTACAACGCCACTGGCGGCTCAATAAATGCTCAACTAATTTCAACTGCCAAATACCGTGACCCATCGGCTTGGTATCACATTGTTGTAGCTGTTGACACAACACAAGCCACTTCATCTAATAGAATTAAAATATATGTAAATGGAATACAACTAACTGCTTTTGATGTTGCAACTTACCCATCACAAAATTTAAACACTAGCGTCAACAACAACGTATCTCATACCATAAATACCAACCCGTCAAATGAATATTGGGATGGCTACCTAACCGAAATCAACTTCATTGACGGTCAATCCCTAACACCATCATCCTTTGGCGAAACCAATGCTGTCACTGGTGTATGGCAACCAAAGAAATATGCTGGCACATACGGCACAAATGGCTTCTATCTGAACTTTAGCGACAACTCAGGAGCAACAGCGACTACCATTGGCAAGGACTACAGCGGCAACGGCAACAACTGGACACCGAACAACATCAGCGTGACTGCTGGTGCAACATACGACTCCATGCTGGATGTGCCTACGCCTTATGCTGATGGTGGCAATGGGCGGGGGAACTATTGCGTGTTGAATCCGTTGGCTAGCAGCACTATATACACAATATCTAAAGCTAATCTACAAGTAAGTGGGGCGGCTACATCATCCGCTACACATTATTGTCACGGCACTTTACCTGTATCTACTGGTAAATGGTATTTTGAAGTAACTCCAACAGATGTTGGTGGTGGCCCAAACATATACGTTGGAGTTAAGTTACCAAACACCTCTGTAAACAATGTAGGCGCAATTAATACTATACAAAATGGTTATGGTTATGGTGGTGATGGAACTAAAATAAGTTCTGGCGTAGTGGCATATGGGGCTACTTACACTAACAACGATGTAGTTGGTGTTGCTCTTAATTTAGACGCAGGAACAATTGTTTTTTATAAAAATAACGTGTCTCAAGGAACAGCATTTACAGGATTAACTGGAGAGTTTGTTCCAGTTATAGCTATGTCTGTTGGTGGTACTGCTAGAACTATTGCGGCTGAAGCTAACTTTGGTCAACGCCCATTCACCTACACACCACCCACAGGCTTTGTTGCACTGAACACGCAGAATCTGCCTACGCCTACGATTAGCAATGGTGCTAGTTACATGGCGGCTACTACTTACACAGGCACAGGGTCAGCTTTATCTGTAAGCAACGCAGTCAATGGTATTTCATTCCAGCCTGATTTTGTGTGGACAAAACCAAGAAGCACCGCTGTTGGTCACACACTGTTTGATAGTTTGCGAGGCGTTACAAAGTATTTGCAATCAAATACCACTGGGGCAGAGGGAACAGCTGCAACAA